CCCACAGCTAGAGTCACAGAACCTGCTCACATTTCAGAATGGCTCAACAACTGCGATCGAAACACCTACATGCTGTTGCAGGATCATATTGTCTTGACCAAGACCAAGACAGAACTCACACCTGCTGCAGTAACATGCACCAACTGTGGCACTGTGTATCAGCATGCCTACAGCCTGGACATGGCAAATAGTCAGCAATAACACTCAAAGGACACACATGGATTCCAATCCCTTACATAAATTTTTCCGCCAACCTGCCATCTATGTGAGATTGCCCAATCTGGGTCAAAACTGGAAAGCAGGCTCCATACAGTATCCTGCCAGCGGCGAATTGCCGGTGTTGCCCATGACTGCCATAGATGAAATCAGCTATAGAACACCTGATGCACTCTTCAACGGCGAAGCTGTAACAGGTGTTATACAAAGCTGCATACCTGCTGTGCAGGATGCCTGGGCCACGCCCGGCACAGATTTAGATGTGCTGTTGGTGGCCATACGCATTGCCAGCTACGGACACAACATGGATATTGGCACTGCCTGTCCCAGCTGCAGTGAAGAAAATGAGTTTGCTCTGGATCTACGCAGCATCATAGACAATCTCAAGGCAGGCAATTTTGACAAGCCCTTGACTCAGGGAGATCTTACCTTTTACTTTAGACCCCTGAACTATAGAGAAATGACCAACAACAGTCTGCAGCAGTTTGAACAGCAAAAAACCATGCAGATGCTGAATCAGGACACAGCTATCACAGAATCTGACAAGATCACTCGCATGAATCAGATGATGAAGAGTCTGGTGGAAGTCACTGTCAAGGCCATCAGTCAGAGCATAACTGAAATTCGTACTCCTGGTGCCATTGTGACTGAACAAAAATACATAGAAGAATTTGTGACCAACTGCGATCGAATCATGTTCAACAACATCAGAGACTATGTGATCAAACTGCGTGAAAGCAGTGAGTTGAAACCCTTGGACATCACCTGCCCTTCCTGCAGTCATCAGTATCAGCAGATGTTTACCATGGACATGGCCAATTTTTTCGTAGCCGCCTCCTGACAATTGACACAGCTCAGATTGTCAAACTGATCGACGGCATGGAAAAGGAGGCCATGAACATACGCAGCGAAATACTAAAATTGTGTTGGTACATGCGCGGCGGGTTAACTTATTCAGAAGGCATGAATTTGAGTAGCCAAGAACGCGAATTGATCAACAACATAGTGAAAGAAAATTTAGAGACCACTAAGAAGTCGGGATTACCTTTTTTTTAGCATCCATGAACTTTGAACAAGCAAAACTAGATATTGAACAGTGGATTGTTGACTTTGTAGAGAAGCCCAATCCCCTGCTGAACAACTGGCCTCCATGTCCCTATGCCCGTCAGGCCAGACTCAATCAGCAGATTGATATCAGGCAGGGCTGTTACAATCCCATAGACGATATAAAACAGGTCAACATGGGAGAATATGATGTCGTAGTGTATGTGTACGATCAAGCTCGATGGTCAGCCAACGAATTCAATCAACTGGTAGAAACTGCAAACATATCTTATCTAGCACAACGTGGTCTGATAGCCTTGGCAGATCACCCCGATGATGTAGAAACTGTTGCAGGTGTGGTCATGAATCAAGGTACCTATGCCATTGTGTTTGTGCAGGACTTGGCCAAACTCAATCACTTTGCCAAGATATTGGGCAAGAAAGATTTTTACAAGGGCTGGCCCGAAGAGTATCTTGCAGTATTGTTTAGTGGTCGAGAAGATCCCAGATCATGACATACGAATATGCCCGCATTGACCTTGCCAAGACTACATATCAGGCCACAGTGACCTGGCAGTATCTGCAGGATCCTGACATAGCAGAACTCAATGACATCTACAGAACATACTGTATCTACCGGCACTTTGGATCTGTGATGCCAATATTTGATAGTCAGTATCGTGATCCTGATACAGATGTCATTGGCTATTACGATGCAGAACGGCTAGTGGCGTTTAGTTTGATCAAACGCTATGATACTGAAAATGCACTATGCGCTCAGTTTGCGTGGACGTACAGTCGACCCCGGCTGAGATTGGGAATAGAAAGTTTAAAAACAGAATGTGCTATCTATAGAGCGCGAGGGTTTAGATACCTGTACTTGGATCAAGCACACTTGTACAAGCAAGGCCTAGAAGGCTTTGAGTTGTTGGGACCATTACAATAAAGGACACAAATGGCAGACATATATCATATTTGGGCAAACAAACAAGGTGACATCACGGACATGGACTGGGTCACCAACATGCGTGGCTTCCTGCAGCAGCTGGTGGACGAGAACAAGATGCAATCGTTTAGAATCACAAGATGCAAACTGGGGTTTCGTAGCATATCAGCCATGCCAGAGTGGCACATCATGATGGAATTCGTTGACATGGCTCAGATGGATAATGCGTTTAAACGTGTTGCTCCACTTGAAGGCGAATTGGAAACCAAACACAAATCATTCAATCAATTTGTTGGTAGTGACATCGAGCATGCGCTTTTCAGAGATTATCCTGATCAGTTATAAGATGTTCTGCGAACATCTGTTGTTTCGCTGTCGCTCACAACATCATTTCTTAATCAAGTCTTGCTAAAGAGCAGTTGTATGTATCTCATCTAGAACTATGAGCCACACTTAGCCCGCACAGGGCTAAGAAAATGGTTGACCTCATCTGAGTCTACTTCACCACACTAGCGTTAGAGCATTACAGAGGCGGTTGTCCGGTACCTCGAGCTCCGTCTTATACAACGGCAGTTTGTACACACACGCAGTCGTATGCACAAGCGCAGGGTTTTTCTCCCTTCCTTTTTGCTTTGTTTTATCTTTTCAAACAATCAAACCACAGCATTTTGTGATCTTCGTCCTGTTAGGGATAGTGATTGAGTGCTTCTTGCAGCGAGAAGACTTCCGTCCCTGAGACTCACGTCCAGGTTTAGGGCACCCGATGTAGACTGGTGCTGGTCGTTACTGCTGATTGTTGCCTGTTGAAGTTGATGGTACTACAGATTTAGATTTTGTTTTTTATGTGTGATCCGTGGATGCGGCACTGGATGTGACCGTTGTAGTAGTCATCTGATTCTAGTACACGCCTGCTGAACTGTTCGCGGGCTTCTATGTACGAGCATTCGGATCGTGATCGACAGTAGTATAATATTTCGCGTCGGAAATTGTGTGTGCCTTGCTGATTGATATCTTCTGTGAGATTGGGAGAGCTGCCATAGTACTGTTGCCAGTCAGAGTTGATTTTGCTTCGAATTTTTTTACGTTTTTTAGTGCCATTCTTTAATTTTACTACTTTATACGTGGTCTTTGCAAACTTTGCGAGCTTTTTGCCCACATACATTTTGCCGGTTGTAATATTTGTGATCAAGTAGACAAACCCAACTGTATCTTCAGGTAGTTCTGTAATCTCTTGTCCACTATAATACCAAGTCATGCATGTAGTTATGACTAAAATTTAACATACGCTGAAATTTCTTCAATGCAGGTATTGGAAGGTGCAGCTAAACACAGCTGAATCATGTCAACAACATTGTCAAGATCATGTCCGTTGCCTGTCCAACTTGGTCTGCTTCTACTTATTTCAGTGTCTAATCGATCAAGTGAAATTAATGTAGTCTTAAAAGGAACAACACCCCGTTTAAAGGCCTGAGTACATTGTCGACTGGCATGAGTCAAGGCTGCTTTGGCAACACGATACGTTTCGAATGCAGGCTCGGGTGCAACAATAGTTTTTTCTCCTATTGACCCTATGTTGATAATGTGGCCAGTCTTACCAGCTGCCTGCCATGCAAAATATACAGCTTGCAGAACATTTGTCTGAGCAAAGTTAGCCCATGCCTCGTGCGGTGGTCCATCAAATGCATTGTTAATAAACACATCGTACTCTAAGCTGAGTCCTGCAATCTTTTGTACGTCCTGCGTAATATCGTATCCTACATGTCTACTGATACTGTCTGCTTGTAATCGATTTACAATGTGTAATCCTAGGCCGCGATTTCCGCCAGTTACTAATGTTTTCATCTTATTGACCCTCCTTGGTCCCATACTTTTGTTAATTTTGAACCGCATGTGTTGGCACACTCAAATAGGCGTCCGTCTGCTAGTGTTTTGTTCCAGCTTGCCACTAAATCATTCCACATGGGGTTACTAAAAATTTCTTCTAAACTATGTAAGTTAATATTGAAACTATCTAAATTATAGCTTTCTAAAAATGTTCTGACTTGATTTTTACCATCAACCATACTTAATTCATTTGCACCTGGTAAAACATCTGATTCGTAAAATCTACGATCATACAAGTTGTGATTAAAAAAATTACAAGGTAATACTAATCCTTCTGCATTGATGGTAACTTTAGAGCCAATCATAGCATCGCATTTGATTTCGGTATCATTGAAGTAATCTTTGATATTTTTATATTGTTTCTTTAAGTCTGGTAAGAATAGCATACTTTGATTACGATATTCCAACAGACTGGGAGGTTCTAACACATACTCATCTCTAACTGGCCATGCAGGCATTTCTTCCACAGTGCAATGATTAAAAAATCTACCAGTCTTTCTAATTAATACATTAAAAAAGCCCAGATCTTTACCTAGTGTTTTTACTTGCTTAACTTGATGCTCATTATGTTTGAATACAATAAAGTTCCATTGCGCCCGACCACCTGCACGAATAAATGCACCGGCGTTTTCGATAACCTTATTAAATTTTACATTTCTTCTATACAAATGTAAAGTATCTTCTAGCCCGTCAATGCCAAAGTCTATCTGTCCATAGCCGGCCATAATATTAGCAACTTCTTTCCAATATTCTGGATCATGTACACCGCCATTGGTATGGAAATATAGCCACAAGGTAGGACACTTTCGACGAAAGTCACGCAGTATATCCAGGAAGTCAGGATGCATTATAGGATCACCGTAGCTGCCGCAAAAAAATATCTGACTTAATCTGCTACATAATTCTATGGTAAATGTACAATCTAGTACGGCACGATCCATATGACACAATGGCATGCGACGATTAATACCTTGTCCGTTATCATTGCGAGGGCATTGAGGACAAGCAGCATTACAATAACTTGTTATCTCAAGTTGATATTCGTTTATTCTATTATAATCAAACAACTTCTACCTCCGTATTATAACTTGTAAATCCGCTTTCTTTAACCACCGATGGGATATTTTTCAATTTAGAACTGATCTCAATATGCCAATGCCGGGTTGCTAACATAACTGTACATTCCTTTGCCATTGGTTGGTAAAATTTGATTGGTTATCAACTGTGCTGCAAGTTTTCTTACAGGTAGGATTACAGTCGTTGGTATTCCAACTGGCTTGTATCTGTTCAAACTTGTCAATTGTTTCCTGTCCAGTACCAAGCCAACAGCATGGGTATAATACTCCCTGAGCACTGAGATATAAACTTTGATCGTTGTTTCTGAAACAATCAATCGGACCAGAATTGACTATAGGGCGAGACCAGTTAGTTGGCTGTGTCAGCCAACTAACTGTAGACTGACGTTTACTGACTTTTGCTCGAAACCAAGTAAATCCCATTT